TAGGAAACGGATCAATATATAATGTTGATTTAGGATATATATAATATGTTATCTTACTAAAAAATTCTTCTCTATCAGTCGTATGTTGCCAATTTTTTCGTTTAATAAATTTTCTAGGTATATCACCCATTGTCATTATAGGTATATCGTTATTTTTATATGAATCTAAAAACCATACACATGAATCAGTGTTTAACCAAGGTCTATAATAAAAACCTATTAACTCATTTTTAGGTTCATGTGTAGTTTTGATATTTGGTATAAAAGGTATGTAATTTTTTATATTTTTATGGTTTTTATAATAATAAAAACCATTTGTACATGAGTTATATAGAGGTACATTATATTCATTTCTAATAAATATAGTATGTTTTATATCTTTTAATGATATAATATTTATACCCATATTATACAAATGAGGTACTTGTGTTATTAATACTACCTTTTCATAATCAAGTACCTCATTTTTTAAATTTTTAATTTTAGTATTTTCTTTTAGTTCTATATAATTTGGAAACTCTTCTTTTAAATCTTTTGATGTCGTCCATGAACCTCTTTTTATTTTTTTAAATTTTTTTGCTATAAAAAGATATTTTTTATTCAAATGATTGTAAATACTCCTTCCATATATTATTCAATTCATCGATAGATTCCGCTCTCTCTATTTGTTTTTTATAATTTTTATATATATTATACCAAGTATAGTTTAAAAGCATACTATCTCTAGCTTCTAAAAATAATTCTAATTTTTCTATTAATTCTATATCGCCTGTTTCTATTATTTCTAAATATTTTTCTGTTCTATTTTCATTAGTTATTATATAACCTCTTTCTATTAAAAAATTATTTAGTAACATAAATTCAATTGAGTGAAAAATCTCAGGTAAAGAAATTCTTGATGTTAACACTTCCTTACCTTTTGTAAGTTTTCTTTGTCTTTCAATCTCTATTACATCATATGGTTCTTCTATTAAATCTTCCTTTATCAAATTACCTTCATAATTTTTTGGTATAAAAATCCTATGAGTTTTTAATCTATCTCTAACATATAAAAACAAAGGTTTCATATCATCATCAGACATGTCCATAACACCATCATGATCTCCTGAAATATCATAACCATCCGGTATTATGGTTGTGCCTGTTACTTCTAATAGATCTACTCTATCAAATATAATAAAAAGTTCTTTAGCCATTATTTTCCTCCAACTTTTTTATCCTCCCATCTAATTCTTATACAAAAAAACCATAATAAAAATTTATTATTTTTTGATGGTTCTATTTTATCGTTATATTTGTAATTACAAGGTTTTAATTTTTTTTATGAAATTTAATATAAACATTATGATCCACCTACTAATGTTAAACAAGTACCACCATAATTACAATTGCAGGTGCAAGAATAATTACAATTACAGGTGCAATAATTACAATTGCAGGTGCAAGAATAATTACAATTGCAGACACACAAACTTTCATTGTAATTTACCCAAGCTCTTAGAGCCGTTGTACTTTCATCTTGTATTAAATTACCAGGAGACAAAGTACCATAACCCATATTTGTTTTATATGTAGAATTATATGTAGTCCATCCTGTTGGATATAACCTTCTCGCGTTATCTCGCAATCGCCTATAATGAATTCCATATACTCTATCATTAGTATCCATAACTCCATACATACCGGATACACCACGAGATCTCACAGATAATTCTTTTATTATAGCAGTTCGTAACTGGTTAAAATGTGTGGATTTAACATATATATTTGTTGATAGGGTCGGATCCGTCCAACTTGTAAGTGGACGGGGACCAATATATCCAGCGTGATAAATACATTGATTACAATGACCTGTACAAGCCATTTATTGTCCTCCTAAATCTAACTTACTTCTAAATATTTTTATAAATTTACCTATTTCTTTAAAATATCTACATAAAGTTTCTTGATTATCATAATCTCGCCATTTTTCAAAATAATCTTGTTTCTTACTTAATTCATATTTTGTAACATTACATTTCATACAGAAGTCTGCATCACACTCTTTACATGTATTTGGTATATATTTATTATTCTTTTGAAAAACTTTGGAAATTTTAGCAATATTTTCAATAGAAGCATCTTGTTTTATGTTCGTAATAAAATGTTCATCTTTGTTTAAATATAAACACCCATGACAAGGATACACATTACCATCATAATCAACTGCTATGTAATGTTGGCCAGCCGAGCATAATGCTATATTTTTATGCAACCAAGAAAAGAAGGGTCTATGTCCTTTTTCTTTAATATAAACCAATTCTCTCGCAACTAGTTTTATTAAACTATTTCTTAAATCTTTTATAAAAATTTCAATTTCAGATTCTGAATATATTTCCGATGTAAAATATTCTATAGTAGGATTATAATTTTGAGATTTAAAAAAGGATGGATTATTTTCATAAGTATGATATTTTATATCATCATAAGCATATATCATATATTTAAAATCTTCGGGTGTTATTACAGATTTTATAACATATGGTATTTCATTAGAATTTAACCATTTTATTGTATCAACAACATCTTTTGATGTGTCTTCTCCCTTTTTATTAACTCTATGTTTATTGTGTATTACATAACCATCATATGATATTTGTATACATATTTTAGGATGATTGCCTAATGCTTTATCTTTTTTATGACCATTTAAAAATGTTTTTAATTCTGATATATTATATCCATTACTAAATATAAAAAATTTAACCTTTTCATTATCATAAAAAGCATTAATTATATTCATCAGTTCAACTGCTTTTAATGTAGGTTCGCCTCCCCAAAAATTTATATTTAGCATATCATAATTATTAATAAAAAAATCACTGGCAAGAAATTTATTAATCCATTTAATAAATTCTTCAACAAAATCTTCTGATATGCTTCCTATTTCAGTTGGTTCAAAACAATAATCACAATCTAAATTACACAATCTAGTCATGTTTATATCTATATGGTACATTTTTAATGTATCATCAATTTTATACATTTTCTTCCACCTGATTTAATTCCATTCTCGCTTCTTCTATTGCTTCATCAATTTCACGTTCTATTTTATCGTCTTTATCATATATTTTTTGTTCATATACAGTCATATCATGTATTTTTCCATTTTCATGTATACCAAACTTTTCCACATCGTTTTGTATTTCTCTCTGCATTTTATCTGCTATTCTATCTGCTATAAATAAAATCATATCAGAATATTCATTAAAATCATCTTTTAAATCCATTGATATATTTAATAGACTTTTTACACATAAATAAATTCTTCTATCTCTTTCCATTTTAACTCCTTAGTAAATTTCTTACAATCTTTTTGAATGTATTTGTATTTTGTACTTCTTCTATTAATCTACCTGTTTCTGAATATAACAATTTTAATAATTTACATACATTATCTATGGGCACGCATTCTTCTTTTTCAACTTTTAAACCGTTTTGTAATTGAGAAAATGTACATCCAGCATTACAAATAACTTTTAATTTACACGTATTGCATTTTTCATATGTTGAAGGATCAAATATTTTTGGATTAAAAAATAAATTTATTGATTTTTTATATTCAATTTCTTTTATTGTATCATATAATATATGAAAATTTTCACTACCAAATCGTGCACAAGGATAAATTTTACCATCTGGCATGAATCCTAATCCACTATTTCCCGCAAAACATCCATGTTTTCTTTTACCAAATTTTCTACCATAATATGTATCAAGAAAATATAAACCATACCATCCTATTAATGTTTCGTTTCCCTCTTTTATGAGTTTTATATTTTCATCTGTTAAGTCTTTTAATTCTGTTTTAAATATTTCAACATCTTTATCTGACCATATATCATCTCTTATTATTGTAAAATCAGGACTTTTTATACCAAACACATCTCTAAACCATTTATAGTTTTCAACCATTGTTATGTTGTTTCTAATTGGACCTACCATTACTTTACAATTTCTCATATTTAAAATAGACTTTAAATTTAAATATGTTTCAACGCTTGGTAATCCGTTTTTTAAAGGTCTGTTTATATCATTCCATAAACCATCAAAAGATATTGATAAACTTACGTTATTTTTTCGTAAAAATTCTTGTCTTTCGGGTCCTAATGCTAGTCCATTAGTTGCTATAAAAATACTCGAACATTTTTCATCACGCATAAAAATAGGCACAGAATATTCTATTAGCTCCCAGTTTATTAAAGGTTCTCCACCAAAGTAGGCAGCTACATAGTTATCAGCACCGTGTAATTTCATTAAATTGGGAAGTATTTCATAATGTTTATGAAATACTTCCTTTGTCATTTCTTTAGGTCTTTTGTTCATATAACAATATGAACAATTTAAATTACATTTTTCTGTTATAACTAATTGAAATTGAAAAGTTTTCACATTCACCTCGTATAACAAATTATACAATAATATATAATATTTGTAAACTTTATAATTTTAATAAACAAGTGATTAATTTTTCACTTTCTTCATTATTATTTTCTAAAGATATTGCTATCATATCATTTTTTGCTAAAGTTACTCTTCCATATCCATTTTCAAATGGACTTATTTTATCACCTTTTTTTACTGGTCCTATTACTCTTACAGGAGTTTTGCCAACCAAAGCTATAGGAACACCAGCACTTTCGGCATTTAAAACAATACCTGGTTTATCAGATACTATACCTGATACTAAATCCCATGGATTTTTAATTTCACACATTTCTGAGTTATCATTAGTATTAACCTTTAATATTGTACCTACAGTATATTCTTTGTCTAATAGATATTTTTCTGCAATATCAGCATATGTTGCTGTCGTTGATAAACCAACAAAGTTTACGGCATAAATATTAGCATATCTATAAGATGGGTGTCCTAAATTATATGCAGCATCTGCAGTCGGTCTTATTGTACCTGCATGTGAATCACCTGTTGTTCTATCTATATATCTATCATTACCACCAGTGGTTAATGCTTCCCAGGATGCACTTCCCCCCATATAAATATACCCATTACTAATATTATATATCATTCTACCTCTATCTGCTGAGGTCCAAGTAGGTAATGATGATAATCTCTGGATCCACATTTTACCTAATGTATCTATTTCATGAAATTGCATTATTCATCTCTCCTATCTTCAAGAAATTTTACCTCTTCATCCGATGAGGACATATCTTCTATTTCTTCTTTATCAAATCCTAATTCCAACTTATCGTTTATGGCTCCTATTATTTTACCAGCATTTTTTATAACCTTATTTCTCATATCATATGATGCAGCAACTGAATGTAAAGAATTAGTAGATACTAATGCCATCATTTCTGGTAATATTTGAAAACCACAATTTTTAGTAATTTTCATTTCACCAGTTTCGTCATTTTTTAAAACAACTTCCCACCAAACGGGACAACCAAGTTCACCATTTGATTCCGGACATTTTGAACATTTAAATGCTTTTTTATAATTCATAATTTTCTCCCTTAAATATATACAATTTCAAATACTTATATTACACCTTGTAACGCCTTTCTTAATTCATTCATACTCTTAAATCTTCTACCTGAAATATTACATTTTTTAGCCCTTTCATATTTCATTTCCCTTAAATAATCTGATAAAGGTCTATACATATCACCAAATGTAATTCCTGAAATGGATTCTTTATATTCTCTTGAATATTGAAAACCATAAATTATATCTACAGGCGGCAAGACTTCTTCTAAGGCTTCTGGTAAAAAGGCTTCTGGTAATTCATAAACATAAGGTTCTGTATAATCACCTGTGCCGAAATCATAAAAATTCCATTCAGGTTCATATTTTTCTTTTAACATTTGTATAATAGTAGATTTACCTTCACCAGGTAGAGCATAAATTGCTATTTTTTTATATCTTTTCATTATATTCGATAAATTTCTGAAATGCATCAACTTTTCATCAATTTTTGGTTTTGACATTCTAACTCTCCTTTTTAATTATAAACACCTACACACATTCTAAGATTTTTAGGTCTCCATGTGCCGTCAAATGTATGTTGATGGTAACCTGCATATGATATTGTGTGTCTATGTCCTGTAGTACCGCCTGTACCTGATATATCAGATCTACCAGCGAATATGATATTAGATGTTGGACCACCTGTTTTGCCACCATGGTTGTGGTTACCGCTTTGTTGTAATCCTATTATTGTCCAACTACCACCTGTTGAATTTATATTAGCTGTATTTGTTGTTAACATTAATAATCTATCATTGTGTGTTAAATCTATGGTCCAGTTATCAGGTAAAGGGAACAATGCAAATAATATTTTTGTTCCTGTTTCAAATATATCAGTCGGCGTCGTTATTTTTAACCATTTTGATTCACTTCCTATATATAATCTTTCATTTGAATAATTATATACTAATCTTCCTTCATCAATAACACCTCTATGATTATGTGTTAATATATTTGATATTCTATGAACAAAAAATTTACCCATAGATTCTATACCGTAAAATTTCATTATGCTACATACCTCGCAATTGTAAACTTTTTATATTTAGGTTTCCATGCTCCATTAAAAGTATGTGTATGAAGACCGTCTATGGATAACGAATGTCTATGTGTACTAGGAGCAACATAACCATATAATTCTGATTTACCCACATAATCATTATCATCAGATGGTCCTGTTATACCATCATGGTTATGTGCTCCTTCTACTGATAATCCTGTTATTGTCCATGATCCTGCTGTTGATCCAACAAGACCACCATTATTAACAACAAGAATAGAAAAATCATCATACGTTACAATATTCCAATTATCAGGTAGTGGATATTTACACATCAATACTCGTGTACCATAGGTAAAAACATCGTTTTTACCTGTTAATAAAACCCAATTGCTACCATCACCATAATATATTGAATCTTCTGCCTCTGAAAAAAACAATCTACCTTGTTCTTCAGTTCCATTATGTGTAACTGATGCTACAGATGGCTCTATAGGTAATTTAAATTTTCCTCTAACATCAATTTCATGAAATTTCATATTAATCTCCTATTCAGATTCATAGAATCCTATAGATCCTAGCGTATATGCTGGTCTCCATGATCCATCAAATGCATGTGTGTGCACGGTATCATTATTCATATAATGTGTATGTTGTGGTATTGTTAGATATCTATATCTTTCTGATTTACCAACCAAAACTGATTGATTAGATTGACCCATACCTGTTGGTGCAAAATGATTATGTCTAACATTTTGAGTATTCATGCCTGTTATCGTCCATGATCCTCCTGTATCGCCTATTTGTGATGATGTTGTTTCTGTTAATACAATTCTATCGTTTAAATCACCTGTTTTTATATTCCAGTTATCAGGAAAAGGATAACTCATGAATAACATTTCTTGGCCATTGTTTATTAAGTCTTCAGCATGTGTTATTTGTTTCCAATCCGTATTACCACCAAACCATATACTATCGGTTTCTTTTGCATATAAAAATCTACCTATAGAATCTTGGTTCCATATTACATTTGTTATTCGACTCACCCGCCTGCACCAAAATCGGCCTCGCATGTTGAGTTCACCATATATTTTCATTTATCACCTCAAAAAGAAAGAGACCTTAGCCTGTATTATTTTTTGAATAAAAAAATCGGTATCGTGGAGTACGACCGTCAGTCACTAAGTTTAAGTTTATCTTCTAATTCAGTTTTAACTCTACTTAATTCATGGTTTAATTCGAACCATTTTAATTTTATTTTATCTTTTGTTTTATCATTTTTAATTTTTAAATCATTTATATTTATATCTTCAACAAGACAAAAATCAAATTTAAATTTACCATTATAAATTTTTCTAAATTCCATATTAAAAATTTCAATTTCTTTAATAATATCTTTTTTAATTTCATATTTTTTGCGAATATTAGAAATGAGATCACTATATTCAGAACTATGTTTAACTAATCCTATTTTCAAGTCTTTTACTTTTTCAACATCATTTATATATTCTTGTAATCTCATTTCTAATATTATCCTATATTACCAACAACCATTATATATTTATCATTTTTATCATATGTATATATTTTTATATTATTTTCATCAACGTCTACTATTTCCACTGGTTGTATCAAACAATTTTGTATTGTACACCAAACATTTACAATAGGATATCTTAAATTTAATGAATGTGTTACTGTATATGAGTAATATCCACTATCAGCAACCCAATTTGCAGCAGGTACAAAAAAATCTCTACCAAGAGCGCCTGATGTTTCGATTGTAATAGCATCCGCACCACTAATTGTTATTATATCTAATTCTGTTTTTATATCTCTCATAAGTGCATTACTTACAAGTTTATTATATGTAGATGATATTGAATCCTCTACATCAATTTTTTCTATCTGATGTACTTCATGAAACCATGTTTGTTCAACATGTGTTGACCATTCAAATGAATCATCATTACTTACAAGTTTATTCTTTACTGTATCCTCTGAATCTGTAGGATCTGCTAAAAATAGTTGATAAAACAATTGTAAATTATCTATACTACCAAATTTAATACCATCAGTTGATTCCCATTCTATTTTAAACAATTGATCTGGATCATATCCTATTTTATTACCACTTTCATATACATCACCTACATAGAATTCAAAAAATCCTGATGTATCTGTTGTAAATGTGGATTGATTGATTTCATCACCATTTGCTGAAACAGGTGTTGAATATAACTGTGCTTCTGTTGATGTACCATTTAAATAAACATTAATGCTAGCACTAGGTATTGGCGATCCCATCTCATTTTTTAAAAAAGCCCAAAATTTCTTTCTTGACATAATAATATTATCCTAAAATTGTTATTTCAGCATTAAATGTACTTGATACCCAAACTCGTGTTGTATTGTTATTTATCGATTCTATTCTTCTTGGATGAACTTGATATCCAGTTGATGTGTCCACTATTTGAACAATTGGAAATTGTCTACCTAAGTTGTGGGTTAAATCTGTTCTATAATAACCGCTATCTGATGTCCATGATGTTGTTGAAAAATATCTAGCGACGGCTGCTGAGGCATCAATTGATATTGTGCCGGCTGATGATAATACAGAAAATACATAATTCATCATTGAATTACTTACAAGTTTATTATAAGTATCATCTGTATCATTCCAATCAACAGCTTGTAAATCATGTGGTTCAGCTTCATATGTTGAGTTTACATGGTTATCCCATTTAAATGCCAAAGCGTTACTTATTAGTTTATTTCTTTGGTCTTTTGTTAAAGATGTATTGTCCGTTTCATCTACTTGAAATACAGGAGGAAAAACATCAATATTGTCGATTTCACCTAAAAGAATACCAGCTCTTTCCCACACCAACCTAAATCTTTGTGATGCTGTATAACCACCAACAATTTCATATTCATCGCCTATCCAAAATTCAAAAAAACCATTACCATCACTTTCTAAATCAACTATTGATGTTTTTGTAGGTGATCCTAAATATGGATGTACAAATATATCCGCCTCGGTATTCGGATTATCATTTAAATATACTCTTATATTAACCCCTTCTAGTGGTCTACCTTCTTCATCGACCACATATTGCCAATAATGGTATCTACTCAAAACTAAAATCCTCCTTTGCAAATTGAATTATAAATATTATAATTCTGCAATTTATAAACTTGTTTTATTATATATTCTATCACTCTTTAAACATTCTATAATGAACATCTAACTGAACATTTGATGGTTTAAACAATTCACTACATCTGGTATAAAACATAATATTACCATTTTTATCAAATAATCCAATCTCTTTAATTGTATATTCATCACCAACAGGTATACTAAAATCTAATATATATTTATCATCGTATTCTATTAAATTATTTACATTTATAGATCCACTAGCAGTTGGTGAATATAAACTACCCGCAGCCTCGGGATTCCATAGTTCAATATCTTGATCTCCTATCATCCAGTAACCATTATCAAATAATGACTCAAAAACAGAAGTTGCTGAAAATTCTCTTTGAAAATATACAAAAGCTGCATATCCAGAAACGGGTTCCGAAAATGTTATTTTTGTCCTGTTTACTGTTTCTTGTATTATGGATTCTGGATATACATATTCATCGCCATCCCAAACCTCTACTACAAAACCAGCTGAATCTAAATTATGATTAATCGTCCATACTGTTGATGGAGTATTTTGATAGAATATATAATCTTCATCTCTAATGGGAATTCTACCAGCAACCGATGCTGGAGCCCCCGATGTTGACCATCTTACTTCCATAACATCTTTACTAATTTCTTTTACTCTATCAGGAATTAAATATTCACTTCTATTTAAATTATATATATCAAATCCAAAACCACTTGCTCCTGATGATCCCATATTGTGTGTAATAGTCCATGTTCCAGAAGATATAACTTCTGTATGCAAATAGTTCCAAGTTTTTAAACCAGCAATATAAGCAGATCCTCGGGCAGATGATTCAAAATATAGTGTAAGTGAATTTTCATCATGTATTACAATATTGTCCATGTATGTAATATTTTCATATTCATCGTAAACCTGTACAATAACATCTTCTGTTCCTAAAAAGTGGTTTATTTTCCATTCCTCTTTACTTGTTGGTTGTCTAAATACGAAAGACTTAATTGCAAAATCTTCACCATAAACTTGGGCCGCTGATGTTGAAGCAGATAGAAAAAATGATCCTGTAAATCTTGAATCACAATAAGCTTGTAGTGATGGATCATATAATGAAATATTTTCAGAAAAATTATCAATTTTAGCTATAGGTGCTATTACAAAATGGTAATCTACATATTTCGATACTGGTTTCATATATTCCCAATATCTTATCAACTCTGTTGCATGATATTTGTTAATAATAGCACCGTCATTCATAGGTTCTTTTGATAAATCAACTTCTACTTTATAATGTGGTGTTAAGAATAAATTTCCTGTAGGTCCTATTGTATCAACAAAAGCTGAACTTAATTTATATGATCCAATATCAATGTTTATATTTGCTGTTGATCCTTGAGATATTTGTTTTAAATGATTTAAAACATACAAATAGTCTCTACCCATGCCATCATAAACTACTTGTAATGTATCTATTTTACTAGATTCAATTCTTCTACCATCATCAAACACTTCAGCTCTAATATAGTATGATCCCAAATTTTCATAAGAATATACGGTAATAAAATATGGTTTATCATATTGTAATGTGCCTGATAAGTAATCGCCTACCTCATTATTTTTTCTCAAAGATGTGCCGATACCTGTGGGTAGTATATCTACAAAAAAACCCACTTCATTACTTTGTAAAGCAAAATCCATATCATTTTGGTCTGATATTGCCCATATGCAAATACTACCTGAAGGAGATGTTGCGCCTGAACCCGGTGAACCACTAGCGGGTACATAAAAATCAAAACAATGTCTAAAACCACCAGCGGCATATGAAGGTATATTAACACCATCATTTAATCTTATTATTTCAGTTGCTGGATTAAAACTTTCGATTGAAATTAAATCATTTTCAAATAATTGTAAAACACTGCCTGAATCTTCACCATAAAAAGCTGTTAAATCTGTTAGATCACCACATTGCCAAGAGGGATCTGAACAATCTATTCCTCTTTGCCAAGGTGGCAAAGAGGATGCACTTGGATATTTTGATGGCATATAATCTTGGTACCATTCAATACCTGATCCACCGGATGGATGTATACCATATTTTTCTAAAATATGGTGTTCTCTAAAAAAATTAATAGGTGTTGCATCGCCATAAATTCTTTTATGACAATGTTCTAACCATCTTTCATAAATATTAAGTTTATTTTTTGTATTAGAAAATAATAACTTAAAAATAATATAGTAAGCTGTATATGTTCCTTTCCTTTTTAATACATAATTTAATTGGTCTACCCATTCTCTTAATATTGTTTCATTTAAATCTTTATCTATTTGTATATTGAATCTATCAGCCAAATAATATAAATGATCTATACTTATTTCTTTTGCATCAAAAAAGGACCACATATTTTTCATCATATTATATGTTTCATGATATACATGATCAAATGCCACATCCATAAAACTTGTTAATCTATCTGTTCTATTATGTTGTGGTAGACACTTCATTACCCAATTTTTAAGTCCTTCAAATTGAATATAATATTCTCCTATTGAACGAGACACTTCATATATTTTACCGAAATATATAAAAGATTTGTTTTTATTAATAAAATTACCATATTCAGAGGTATTATTATTTAACCAATCTCTAAAAAATGCATCTTTTCTAAAATACATTTCTTTACCTAATTCCAATTCTGTGGCTTCTGAATGTTCGGATAATATACCTTCATATGTAAAAATAAAGTTATCACCTTCAATTCTACTTATTATAAATTTATAACCTACGAAATCACCGTTATCCTTTAATTGATAAAGAGGTGTATATACACCACCAACAGCTATAATAACACCTTTTTGACTTACAAGATATGAATTAGCATCACCACTTCTAGGATTTTTTAGAATATTAAAATATGTTTCAAGTATATTGTAATTAGAATCACTAAATTTCATTTAATTTTCCTGTGTAACTCTCACTGTATATTTTGCTAAAATTGGAAATTGATTATAACCTAATTTAATTCTTCTTAATTGGTTTTCTCCCGTATATGTTCCTATTGTTTCAACATAATATGGAAATTTACCTATAGTATTATATTCAAATATTTTATGGCTTATATCTATATCTCGTATATTTAAGTTACGAATGCCTTTAATATAAGAAAAATTATCATCTGGTGATACTTCTGTTGTGTCTAATAAAAACTCAATAATATCATTAAAATTTATTACACTATTAAATTCTTGATTGGTTGATCTAAACCAATAATCGAGCTTATTTCTTATGTCTGTTTGTATTAAAGTAAAATCATATCCTCTTTTAATTCTTACTCCAAAATCAAGAGAAAAATATATAAGATCGGGCAATTCAAATTTTTCATAAGCTGATATCATTTTTCTAGGTTCTAAATATAATGATAATGTATTTTGCCAGGTTTTACTAAACACTGTAGGTACCATCATATTTTGAGATGCACTTGTTCCCCAAGAAACAGTAAATGTATCATATTCAAAATCAATTGTTCCTTCACCCCAAACGTCTGGTATTACAGATATATGCACTTTATTATAATTATTAAAACTACCAGATGGTGCAATTTCTTGTTCTCCCCAAGCTTGTGCAACAACAACATCTGATCTTTCTTCTAAATGCGCTTCATAATCAACAGCTGTAACGTTTCTATATTGTGCATGTAAGGATGCTTTTGCATTTTCTTTGATTATAGCAATATCTTCCGCATCGGCACCGCCTGTTGATATATCATTGTTTATTATAGTTATTGAATCACTATCAAAATATTCAGCATCATCTTCATCATATAAAAATTCAGTTTCAGGTTGTGTTATAGATCCAGATGATACATTACCGTCCGCACCTAAAGATTTTAAAACCGTTACTTCTATTATATCATTTTCACCCGGTACATTTCTTGAAGTTGAAAATACAACTTTACTTCTACCATATCTATCATATACAAACATATAAACATCATCAATTGTTCTATATGCTGATAGTTCATCCCAAAAATCAGGAACTCTTGTCCATGCTATACCATTTATTCTTACTTCTAATGATGGATAAGTATCATCTAAATTATTATCATATGCATAATTTGATGGTAAAAATAATTCATTATCTACTAAATCGTCTCCTGTATAACCTGTTAATTCAATTACATCTCCTTGTCTAACAACCATATCAAATGTAAATTCAGATGCTGACGGTATAACTGTATATAAAATTGTATTAGTAAATTTTATAGTATTATCTTCTTCATCCGTTTCATCCGGACATTCAATTTGTTTAAATGGATATACTCTATATGTGTGGTCAGGGGTCGCACCGGTTACTGTAACCGTAACTGTTGTTTGTGATGAAACAGGTCCTTTAGGCTCATAGCCCATTTGTCTAGCAGATCTATTAACTGCTTCATACACATCAGCGGTTTCTATATGAATATTTTTTGCTATTTTATTTGCAAAAAATGTATTTAATTCAGCAATATATGCTATTAATTCTAATAGTACTGATATATTAGAACCCTCAAAATTATAATCAGCAAAAACATCGGAATTTTGTAATTGTGATTTTAATTTTGTTAATATACTATTATAATCTATTGATAGATAATCAGGTGTTAATGTAGGCATTTTTTCTCCAATATTTCTCTTTCTTTTATATTTATATTTTTATTGAGCTACAAGGACAAAATCTATTGTAATAACTTCTTCTATGGGTTTTACCTGAAACTCTAATGACATATTATATAAATTTTGATCATAATTAACATCAATATTTAATTTTATAATTTCTATCCTAGTATCCCATGTTTCTATCGCAACAATTATTCTTTGTCCTATCATATCTGCTGTTCTTTTATCTAAAGGTTCAAATAATAAATTTTGTATATCAATAGCAAATTCAGGTAACATTCTACGAGATCCTTGCATTGTAGAAATTATGTTTTCCAAAGAATTTATAACCGCATCTAATTCCGTATCTCTTTGTATATCTCCATCAGTTTGTTTATTTAATTCCATATCAATATCTGAATATATTGTTCTTCTATGGACCATTTTTAATATTTTCCTTAAATTAATAATTAATTATCGATAATTTTTTTAAAATTACTTCAAAAATGTCATAATTATGTGTTATTTTTCGCTGCTCCTGGACCAGCTCCAGGACAGCTTTTTAACGCTCACACACACATCTTTTCCACCAAATGTTCATCTATGATGCTTTAGTGTTTGAAGTTGCATGTGAAGAAAATGTTGCTAAAGATGTTGGTACTGATGTTGTACTGCCAGTTTCTGTATGTTTATGTCCATTATATAAAAGTATAAAACTTTCATGTACAAGCCTTCGAATCGTGTCTTGTGAGGCCAAATTTACTGTTCCTCCTGTTATTGTTGTATTAGGTGATGTTATTGTACAGTTACCCGTTACATTTATTGTACAATTACCTGTAATATTTACTGTTTTATTTCCACTTATATTTTCATCATGATTACCTTCCGTATTTATATCAACATCACCATTATGCTTCATTTCTATAGAAGTTCCACTTCTATGATGTATTCTAACTTTTGTATCACCATTAGTTGAATCTAATTCTATATAATGTCCTCCATGTACTGATAAGATTGTATTATTTGGATATCTACTCACTGCTCTTGCATGAAAATCACTTACACCCGTATTTGTTGGATATATACCATCAGGATCATTAAATCCTTCTCTTTGTGATTTTTCTGATGGTATACCTGGTAATGAAGCAAAATACATAGGTCTTTCATAATCACCATTTTCAAAAAACAACATTACTTGTGATCCTTGTAATGGTACACCAAAAAATCCATTACCAGATATTGACCCTTCTATTATTGACATACAAGGCTCTGCCCACGGTAAATGTTCTGTTGGTATTCCTTCTGTTGCTATCCTACTTTTTCTTTCTGTATGTAGTCCCCAAATTCTAACCCTTACCCTACCTACTCGCAAAGGATCATTATTATCTTCAACAACACCTCTATAAAATCCATATAATTTACTATCTATTTTGTTCATTATTATAAAAAACTCCCTCTAATTTACTCATCTTAACATATCTTTTATATTAAACTTATCACCAAAATAAGTTTTAAAAAGTATATCAACATTTTTAATCCATTCTTCATTACGGTATATTTTAATTCCAAAATATTCATCGGCTTTAATCATTATTTCATTCCATGATTTTAAACCTTTTTCTATATTTTTATCTGTAAATTCTGTATCAACTTGCTTTTGTATCGTTTCTTTTTTCGTAAATTCATCTGTTCCACCACTATATAGAAAGGTATAAAAATCTTGTATCTTCTCATTCCAAATAAATTTAAAATTCCCTGTAGGAAAAACTAAATATAAATTACCATAATCATCAGCTATTGAGGCCGAACCTGTTACAAATAAACCTTCCGACCTTGGTTTCCAGCCAAATTTCTTTTTTAGAGCATTATCTAAAAAATTACTATATTTAAGAACAGAATGTTTAGGTCTTCTATCTTTTCTCACATTTCTTATAATTAAATCATCGTATATTTCAATCCCTCTCCAAATTCCTCTTTCTGATCGTATCATCACATTAACGGCTTTTTTACACTTAGATTTAATTAAACTTAAATGTTTTTCAATTTTATCATTCTTTTCATTTTTCTCTATAATATAGTTGTTTAATCGCATTATTGAAATAATTCTCCTAATTCATCACCTATTGGTATTAAATAATACCAATCACATTCAAACCATGTTTCATAATTTTTAGTATGCGCAGTTAAAATATCATTATTTACATGAAGACCATCTTTTATTAAATTCCATGCATTATTTTTTAATAATTTTTCTTCTTTTTCATCAATAGTTCCTTCTACATCTAAAATAAAATCTAATTTTTGTCTAAATAATTTAATTTCCCATTTTGGACTCGAATAGTTGAAATCTCTTGTTTCAGCCCACGCATAATTAAAATTACCAATTGGTAAAAAATAATAAATGCCTCCTGAACGAAAAAATATTCTAGCATGCTCTACAGAACTGGTTGCATTTACAGATCTTCTTCTAAGTGGTACTTTATGTTGATGAAACATTTCATCTATTAATTCACTATATTTTCTAAATGAATCAACAAGAGATCGTCGATTTTTTCTTACTCTCTTTTTATAATAAGAATTACTTGAAAATAATTTTTCTTTTACAGACCTCATAAAAGGTTCTCTACCATTTAATAAAGTTATATATTTATTACAGTCTTTTTTAATTTTATTATATTCTTTTATTGGATCTTCCCAATAAAATTGTTTAATTTCAGATTCATTTATTAAAAATGACTTTAATTTCATTTTATTCTCCAAAAATTATCCAAAAATATCAGAATTTTTTATTTCTTTTTTATAAATATCTAATTTTTTAAGAAATTTATTCCAAGTTTTTCTAGATATTTCATCTTCTTCAAAAAGTTCTTTGTATAAATCATAAAATTTTGATTTTCCTGTAGTTATTAAATCAACTGCAGCTTGGGCAGCAAATGCTTCAATTTCAACATGGCCAGATATATATACACTTGTTATTGCATTACTTGGGAAATTTGCTAAACCCTCTGATTTTAAATATTGTAAAGAATGAATTATCTCATGAGATAAAGCTGATATTAAATCTCTGGTTAACTGATTTTTCTTTAAATCGAACCATATTTTCTCACCGTTAGGTTTTGCAAATCTATCGAAAAATTTGTATACATCTTTTCTAACATTTATTATTATCTTGTTTTTTTCAACCATATCAAATATACCGATAGAAACAATTCTTGATAAACTTTTTCTTTTTTTATTACTTAAAGCAAATTCTACATAATCTGGATATTTATTATGTTTATTCATAATATCTATTAGTTGTTTATCAGATTTTAATCGAAAATTTATTTTTTTCAAATCTAACCAAATATTATTTAACATTGATGTTACTATTAGTTTCGCAAGACTTGTAATACCTTCAGTCGTTTCGTTTATATAATTATTTAATCTCATTAAAGTGTTCCTCTTAAAGTTAATTCGGATATTATAGGAGATTGTATAGAAAATAAATAATATTTTTTACAATCAAACCACATTTCATATCCTTTTTTATATGCTTCACTAAAATTTTTATTAGTAGAAAAAAAATTATCATTAATATATTTATTGATTTTATTTATTATAGGCTTTGGATCGTCATTAAATATGTTCCATTTTTTTATATCAGCAATATTTATTACAGAAAAAATACCTAAAGATTTGTCGGTAGAATATTCAATTAAATAATCTTTAACTAACGCTAAACGAAAATTATCTTTTGTTTCTTTGAATAATTGCATATATTTTATTAACATAGTATAAAAGTATGGATCCCATTTATCATTATTATCTGGTAAATTAAAATCACTCGTTTTTATAAATGTATAGTTAAATTTTCCAATCGGAAAGAAGTAATATATGTCTCCAAACGTTTTTAAATGTAATTTATCACCTTTTGCCATTACTGCCTGATCTCTTCTAATATGTTTATGACTTTGTAACCAAATATTCATAAAAGGAAATTCCCCGGATGATGTTCCTGATGGTTTTCTATTTGTTCTAACATTTTTTTCCATATACTCGTGCAAATTAGGACCGTTATTCACTGCTCTATATAAAGGTCGTGAAAATCCATGTATTTTTAATAATTTTATATATTGAGTACAATTTTTTTGTATTACATCCGCTTCACGTGCTATTTCATCTTTGTTCTTAATGTCAACTTCAAATTTTTTATTTTCTACTATAAAATTTTCTAATTTACTCATTTTTAAATTCCGTTGTTTTTCTACCACCTGTGGTATTTGATATAATAGATTTTTTTAATATTTTCGAAGGTGAATTTTGGTAACCATTTTTTATTAGTACCATTCTTTGTGTATACCCTATATTTGTGTCTTGACCTACAAAACTATGAACAATTGATTTCACTAAATATACACCTTCATAAGTTCTATTTAAAGATCTGGAGTCTTGATTTATGCTTGGCCAATCAAGATATATTTGATGTCCTGCATATCTTCTCTCATTGCCTAAAACTATTATATTTACTAAAAATTGTAAATTATATTGTTTTATAAAATTTGAATATGCAGCATCTCTTGTTTTTTTAACAGAATCATAATTAATAAAATCATAATTTGATATTATATTTTTATTTAAACCGTAAGTATCATCAAATAAACTATGTTTTCCTAATATAGTATTATATTTTAAATATTCATCATAGTCTATTATAGTTTTATTCATTTTTTTTGTTGATATATCATAATTTAACCATACAGATCTTCTCCATTCTCTAGTTAAACTATGATCTACGCCTTCTATCCACCAATCCAATATTTTAGTGCCTAATGCCATTTTATTGTTTTCAAAAACATATCTATTTTCATCTATAACATTACTACTTCCTAAAAGATATGATAAAGGATATAAATTTACAGAAAAAATATTTTTTGTATTATTATAGCACAAATATCCATATCCATCTGCACCATAAACAGCTCTACGTGTTAAATAATCTATTGTATTTGATACGTTCCAATACGGTATAGTAAAAGGTTTATCTAGTTCTGATAGGGAATCAACTAAGTTTATTCTATGAGGTGACCAACCTATCATATTAGTTAGTATTTGTTTTATAACTTGTGTATGTCTTTGTTTTTCATCATAAGACCTACTATATAAATAGCTTGTCATAAACTCATAAGATGTATCAACTAAATGAAGTGATATACTAGGTGATATGTGTGATCCGGCTTGCATATTTGGTAAAATTGATTCAACTTTCCATATATGAAAACTCATTTCTCTTGTGCTATATCTACCATATTCTATAGCAACCGTTTCATTACCTGTAAAAGGACCAAATTCATACATACCAGCATCATCAACAAAAGTTAATTTACCAACAATACATTTAGAAAATATATCTTCTATAAAATAACATTCCTGAATATGCTGTGATGCTAATTTTACAACATTATCTTTATCTAATCTTATTTTTACTACAAAAACACCTGTAGCTATATTATTTCTATCATTATCCTGTGAAGACGTTGCCATTATAATTCACTGATCCTTTCCATATCATTAAATACAGTTCTTATATGCTCCTGTCTTAAAATTTTTATATTATCACCCGCGTTTAATTCTTCAAAAGGATTTGTTACATCATTAAACAAAGCTACTAACCACCATAATTTAGGTGTATCATAAGCTTCATATGATATATTATCCCATAAATTATCTTCAGGTACTTCATAAGTATGAAATGTTAAAACATCCGTTTGAACGTTTTCATTTATAGTGACAGACTTAAAAATATTCATAAATTTTGTTTCTCTATCAACATCTAATAAAATATTAAACAAACGTAAATAAGATGTATCTCCTATATTGTTTCCTGTTGCTTCTAAAAAGGTTTCATTTGTTTTTATTGTTATATCAGCCATATTATTTTTCTCCAAAATAAGTCCTTATAGACTATTTATATTTATTTACAACTCTGGAAAGATGTGTTATAATTTCTTTATAAAATAAAATCAAAAGGAGTTGATAATGAAATGTAAAATATTTTGTGTGTATGGTTCACATACTCGACTTGAACATCATATAAATGAGTGGTTAGAAGAAGTCGGTAATATTGATATAGTTCTATATGAACAAATAATTTATAAGGGTGATCAAGTATTAATAACTATTTTTTATAGGGATTATCATCTGACGAACGTATAAAGATGTTATTTGAAGATATTAATAAAAGACAGCGAAGATATATTAAAGGATTTATAGTGGGTAGAGAAAAAAGCGTTTATGCTGCTGTAAAAACAGAATCAGAAAACAATGAAACTGTTATTTTTATAGTAGAGTGTAGAATACAGAAAAGAGGTAGAATTTTTTCTGGTAGTATAGAATTACCGAAAGATGTAAATGTATTTAAGAACATAAACAAATGTAAGAGAATGGCAGATACAGAGTATGTTTTATGTAATTATTGGGATGTTATATTTGATATGAAAATAGTTGAAGAATATAGTAGAAAAGGACTTATTTCTTATGGGTGCTAATGATAATTTGTTGATATTTGCAGTGGGTCGTGATAAAAAACAAGGTATATTTTTTGAAATGACTATAGAAGGTCCTTTGGAAAATATGTTTATATCTCAATGGAATATTGCAGATCCAGATTCTTTAAGAAAAAATGTAAATGATTATATCACATTAAATGAATTAAATATGATGAAAATAGTTAGAAGAAAAAGATTGATTAATAAAATAAAAGAATTATCAGACGCCGATCAAACATGGATTGATATATATTCGTCTCATATTATATAAAAGGATTTAATAATGGTAAAAGTAGATGTAAACGTTGGTGATAGAGTTGTTTTTTTAAAATCTATTAAACCTACACCTACATGGAGTGAAGGTATAGTACTATCTATAGTAAAAGAAATGGATAAAAGTAAAAGTTATTATGTAGAAACATATAACAAATATTTTTTAAATATAAAAGATTATCAAGTATATATTTTTGAGTTTGGTGGTATAGAAGTTTATTATAAAAAATTTGATTTGGATAAAGTGTATAAAGATTATGGAAAAATTATATAGACATATTAGTCATTTTTTTTCATTTTTTTATAGGCACACTCTGCGCCGTGATGGTGGGGCTGACCGAGGCGTGATCATGAAACTCTTTGGATTCACAATGGCGGCAGTGATTATCGGGGCGTCGAGTGTAAGTGGAGCACCGATTCCGGGGGTCGTGGTCGACGCTGATGTTCAAATGGTCGACATCGACGGCAAGCGAACCAAGGTGATCGTTTACGTGATCGAGACCGACTTCCCGGTCTACATGGAAAAGGGCCAGCGGGTCGAGATCAAGGGCCCCGTGAAAGACAGGCCGATCGAAACGAAGACGTCGGCTGACAAAATCATAAAAGTAGATACTTTTCAAAGAGACTGAACCACGAAAGATCAAGACTTTCGAACAGGAGCAGGGGAATTATGGAAAAATTATATAAACATACGAATTTATTAGTTATTTTTTTTATTTTTTTACAGGCGCACTATGTATAGTGGAAATGGAAAAAAATAACAAAAATAAGGAAAAGAAAGTGGATGAAATAATATGAAAGATAAAAATAAAATATATTGGTGGTTAAAACGTGTTATTAGTTCATGTGAATCAAGG